TCTAGAGGCATCCTCTAATATAGTATGCCTTGTGGCCGCTGTCAAGGTGGGGTGGCCGCTGTAAAAAGGTGGGTGGTAGTGGGGAAGGGACTCGAACCCTTGGCAGTTTTGGAGTCTGCTGTTCTAACCAGTTGAACGACCCCACTATATGTATTTTACGTAGTTATTTTATCGGACAAGCCCCACCATCACACTCCAATTCTTGTATCAATCCATCTCCATAATAAGTTTCCTTATAGTCCTTATTGATTTTAGAAACCATCTCGTTATACTTGGATTCATCTATTTCCTCGTAGGGAGGCAAATTGAATCCATGATCTGATCTAAGAAGAAAAGAGATGGATTTTATGCTGTTTTCATAGTTTTCTTTCAGCCAATCTTTAATCGCAGGTAGCTCGTCTTTTGAGTAATAAACCGTACAACTTACTGCATTATCGGCCCAAAGGGTTTGTGCCGTTTTGACATATTCCATTTGATCTACTGCAGATAGATCTTTTGCTAGAATTGCATTTTTTGGAGAAGAGCATGGGAAGTCAATGACAAACCTGCTGTGATCCTCCCTTCCATCGATTCCAATATCATATTGAACACGGTATCCACTTTTACGGCAATGGCTAACGAGAGGATCGTTAGATCCCATTCTAATCCTTCTAATGTAATAACTTGCATATGCAGGATGTATTCCTGGAGTAACTCCTGCCAGAAGAGATAATGTGTTGTGGGATTTAAATGCGCCAGCATAATAAAAGTTTCCATCCGGAACTTCGATATCGAACGTATCCCCCTTTCCAATAAAGGATACTTCTGAAACCTCTCCTACCGGCGGTCCGCACTCCTTTGTTCCTATCTCTCCTCCGTTCTCAATAAATCTCCTCCCCTTTATTGACATAGAAATTAATTTTTCCATTGAGTCTACATTGCATCTTCCAGTACGAATATTTAACCGATTCATCGGCCCACCAAAATGTTTCTTGCTTTTACATGGATCTACGACCCTGCTCATAACCAAGCCAACAGAAAGAGCAACGTTCTGTAAGTGCTTCATGAACTCTCCGTCGGAATTTGTAATGAGTATAGCTGCTTTTTTTGTTATTATACCTGCTTTTTTTATTCTATTATAAAATCCTCCTTCTGCGTCAATCAGTCCGGAAATGAATGAAATAATATTAGACCTCGACGAAGATCTTATTGCCATAGGTATCAATTCTAACGATTTTCCAGTCATTGCATATTTCCAAAAACCGTTTTTAATAAACCAGTGCCACAAATAAACAGAAGCAAACGTTATGTCGCTAGAATTTTGGCTGCTTCTCTTCTTTTCTTCACTGGAAATTCCAAAAATATTGTACATTATTTCATTAACTTGATTTAGATTTCTTTCATCTTTATCGCTAAATCTTATTCTCCAATGTGCTGGGCTTTGACTTCCATCCCCCCACATATAACCTAAAAGCCATGCAAGATCATCGCTCATAAACTTTGGTTGTTTTATCGTCGTTGCGTCACAACGCATAGAGAGAGATCTTTCGTCCAAGTACAATAATTCTGCCTGTTGATGATTTTTGTATAGTCCTACGGACGTTTCTATAACATCTCCATGTTTTAAATCTTTTGTCTGAACCCACTGATCAACCTTATCATGCCTCTTACCACCGTAACTACGAGACCTTCGTAAAGATACGAACCATTGATGCTCTTTTGTGCTTTCAAGCTCGTATCCTCCCAGAAGTTTTATTTTCATGATTTCGGAAGAGCCATTATCATAAGTTTTTGATACTCTATATTTACCATCCTCCCTAACAATGAAGTCACTGCTCTTAGACCAGACTTCTCCCTCCTTATGATTAACAAACATCTCTTGCATCGTAAGAATTCCTCTGGATGTAGTAGTTAAAGAATTCCATGGCCTGCAGCCGCTAGGTTTCACTGTTGTTATTTTGATAGATTCATTAATTCCCTTGTACTCTGAAAATTTAGCATCATACTTCCTTAAGTTTGCATACGCATCAGAAACCCAAGATATCTGTTCCTTTGAAGCCTGTAGCCAGCCAGTCATTCCAAGTCCGAGCCTTCTGTATTTTTTGGTTATATCATCTGTTTCCTTATTTGGAAACTTTAAGTTGGTTATAGCTTTTTGAGTCTTGTATAACAATTTAGATATATCTATTAGATCGTCCTTTGATGAAACGTTGGGAAGGAAAATCTCCGATAAGTTGCAAACACCTTTATTTTCTAAGCCAATTTCTCCGCATGGGTTGAAACCGGAAACAAGCCCATCGTTTACTTTTTCATTTAAACGACCAGTCTTTCTTGACAACGGTAGGTTGATTAATCCATATGGTTCGCCTCCACCATCATAACCCTTCCAGAACTCATCACTGATTGCCTCATATTTATCTGCATAAATTGAGTTGTTACTGTTTGCTCGCCAGGCCGGAACATCGCCAGAATTCCAATTCTTCGCCCTTAAAAACAATGTATCGTCCGGATCTCCGATTGCTAGTTGCGCGGATCTCCTAGCGCTACCAGCAACTATTACCCTCCCGATGATATTAGCTAAATCTAATGCATCGATAGAACGCAGCTTTTTGTTTTCTCTCGTTTTTAAAGTTTTGCAGATATCAGACATTCCTTCGACAAGTGCTTCTGGTCCAGAGGCTGTTCCACCGAATGTTTCTAGCTTTGCACCATATCCCCTAACTAAGATTGTGGAATATGTGAATGATTTTCCGGTAATAAAGAAGGATGTTAAGATTTCGTGTAAAAGAGAAACCCACCCCTCCCTAGAATCTGGAACGATGAAATCCGCATCGTTTGTCTTCATATGAACGACGTTGACGTTCCTTTTAATTCTTGGCAGCTCGTGAATTTTCGATCTCTCGACTGAATAGCCAACCCCGCCACCAAAAGCCAAATGAAGCATTATAAACTCAAAATCTTCTATGGAAGAAATGTCTGTATAATAACAATTCAACAGGCTTGGCCCTCCAACCTTATCGATTATCTTTGTCCCTAGTTGCCAAAGAGATCTTCCAGAAAATAAACCTCTCATGTGAAACATATGATCATATAATCTCTCCGCCTCTTCTTTAGAATACTCTGCTCCAATTTCCTGAGCCCCATTAATACACCTCATAATTGTTTCATGCCATCGTTCTTTTCTATCACAACCAGGAATTTCTCTAGAATAAGTTCTTGCATAAACGATTTCTCCAAGACCGTTGTATCCCCATGGAGGTTGAAGATTACTATATTTTTCTATAAATTCTTCTGTTATAATCATAGGCAACACCTTTGCTTTAATTGTGATAGTATTGATTATGGAGATTCTATGAAAAAGTTAAATTCTAGAGCAAAAATTTGTAATTGTTGTGGAAGGACGGTTCTTCACGTTCCATCCAGAGAACTAATGGAAGTTTACTACGAAGATGTGAATCGTTATAAGAGAAAGGGACCTTTTAAAATAAAATCAAGGGAGTCTTCGTCTAATCCATCTTAATTATAACCCGATGGGAGTTATGAGAGGAAACGAATTCTGATATTCTATTTATTTCATTAATTAGAGATCGTAGTATCTCGTTATCGAGGGAGAGTTCTTTTCTTTCGTCCAACATTTTAATAAAGGCTGATCTCGTATCTACTTCTGTATCAAGCTCGCTTAGGCAATCAAAGCAAAAGATCGTCACGACTCTGGCCTATACTCTTTAACTTCCTTCTTCGAAACGATATATCTTTCTAGTTTATATCCCATTTTCCCTGCGAGGGCTGCCTCTTCTACAAGTATTCCTGGATTATATGGAGTGTCAACGATGCATACAAGATCGCAACATCTAATCGCAGACATTAGGGATGCAATCAGCCACATTTTGTCATTTCTCTTCATCCAAGGCTTTTCTGGATAATAAATTTCTCTATGATGTTTCTTCGCCCACTCCAGGGCAAAGTTAGTTGTTACTCCATCAAAATGAACAACTCCTATCGTATTGGCATATTTTATATCCATTAACTCGATAGCTCTATTAAACTTGTCTTTCATTTTTATGTCTAGATTTGTTAGAAAAAGAACCTTCATGCATACTCCGTATCTTCATCATTTACATATTTTTCGGATTCGTTTATGGATTTTCCACTGATTATGTTTTCATACCTTGCATAGTTCTTTAAAAATGCTAAACTGCATTCTCCTGTTTGTCCATTTCTATTCTTTTCTATGAGTACTAAAACCTTGTCTTCGGCGTAATGAACGTCCGTATCTCTGTGAAGCATAATAACTATATCTGCATTTTCTTCTATAGATCCTGAATCTCTGAGATCGGAAAGTTTAGGAATTCCGTCCGTTCTTTTTAGCTGTGAGAGGCATAGAATGGGTATGCCAATAGAACGAGACAACATTTTCATTTCCCTGGAAATTAGAGATAGCTCTAGGTGCCTATTGAATTGCCTAGCTTCAACTGACGAGTTCATAAGCTGAATATAGTCAATGATGATAAGTCTACATTCTACTGATTGTATAATGCTTTTTACTTTAGATGTCATGCCCTCGATATCAGAACACATTTCGTCGTGTATGTATATGGGAAGTTTTTCTATCTCAGCTAACCCGCAATTAACTCTCTCTAGCTCATCTGGAAGAAAGGATGCTCTTTTTATCTTATTTGCATCAACCATCGACTCCATCGACAACAATCTTGAACCTAGTTCAGTTCTTCCCATCTCTAGAGAGAAAACAATAACGCCAGATCCTGATTTTGCAATGTTTCTTCCAATTTGCAGAGCCATAGCAGTTTTTCCGACAGATGGCCTCGCTGCGAGAACAACCAAAGAAGTTCTTGATACTCCACCAATAATCGTATCTACAGAGTCTATTCCTGTATATACATATTCTTTGTCAAAGCCCCCGTTCTTCATTCTCTCAAGATATTCTTTTATTTCTTTTGAAACTGTCGGCATGTCCGAAACATCTATTGTAGCTCGAACCTTTAAACCTCTAATATCCCTCTCTACCTTGGATACAATTTCGGACGGACTTTCTCCGAGAAGAGCAGCCTCTTTAACTCTTTCGCTAATTCTAACTAAAGATCTTAGGGCAGACTTCTCCTTCAAAATATTAACGTAGTATATGATATTTTCTGATCTATGGACTCCATCAATAAGAGACGCCAACCATGGAATTGAAATTGTTCCTGACAGTCTGTTTTTTAACGTAATAAGATCTACGCAAACGTTCTCTTTATGAAGATCTAAGATAGTTCTATAAACAGTCTTATGATCTTCTGTTGTAAAATCTTCGTTAGACAGAACTCCTGTATATTTATCTATCAAATCGTTATTTACAATGAGATACCCAAGCACGGTTGATTCTATTTCTCTTGAAAATATCATTATTTACTTTTTTCTTGTCTCAATTTTTGCCTTCATGAATACTATGAGTTCCATATTTTCTATAACAAGTCTTTTTACTTTTTCATTTGCTGATGAAAAATCGTTGAACTCATGGAAACCACCAACAATTACGTTTTCTGAAGGTTTGGCTTTAATAGCCTCTTCCTTGCTTCTCGCTAAAATGGGTTTATGTAAGTAAAGTCTAACTAATCCACTATGATCCAGAATAGCGCTAGCGATAGTTACCTTTTTTGAAGGACTTCCATTATTGAGTATGTACTTACACGATATTCTGTCCTTAACAGTACAAACTAATACTTCGCAAGGTTTATTGAATTGCATAATTACCATCTACCAGAGATTGAAGTAGTCTAGAGTTATCTGGTGTCTCGCACAATTTAGAGTTTTTCCATGACTCATACTCGCTATCTGCAGTAACTACATCTACGTCTCTAGAATTATTCCATACTCCAGCCAATGTCTTAAGATCTCTGTTTCCGACATGGAACATCTTTTCTAAGAAGCCACGACTTGATTTTCCTATAGATGCATAGATGTATTCCTTCGCCAAAATATCGCAAAAGGAGTTTCTTAGGATCGCCCTTAAAATTAAACATAGATCGAAAACAGATCCAAAGCCATTTAGACAACTTATTACATATTGCGGAGTGCATTCCACAGATTGTGTCACAAATATATCGGAGTCGGTTTTTGTAGTAATAAGTTTTTCTCTGACGATGCTAGTATTTACTATTGGATATACCATCAACGTTTGACAGGAGTTATTTCTTATAATATCTATCGATAAAATTGATATTTTAGACGGATCTATCCAGTCTCGTTGTTTTACTAGATTGAAAATTACGTTTTTCGTTTCATCATGAATTTCTGAAGTTTCCAAGATATTCTTTCACATGCCTTTCGTTTTCCTCGTAGCTTTCAATCATGGAGGTTAGTTGCTTAATTAATTCATCTTGGATGCTGAGTTTTTCTTCAGCAATTGCAACAACCGTACAAACTCTAATAGACACATCGTTAGAAACCACTGCCTCAAGAAGTATTCTTTGAATCTGCTGAGTAATCTTTCCCAACCGAATCCTCCAGTCCGAATAGTCCGAAGGCATCAATTGTAAACTTAAATGGTCCTTCCGGAATATCCTTTATTAATTGCAGCATTTTAACTGAAATATCTCTAATCTCTGATTGAGCATCCTTACTAGACCTAAGATGATAAAAATGATAAAAGGATCTCCAGTTAAAAAGAACATCGAATCGTATTTGAGTATTATACCCCCTAAAATATCTAGCAGACTCTTTCGCTCTATTTCTTCCTATCTTTGGTTCGAGAATAGCAATGACATCATGATAAAGCTTAATTCCAAGATCTGTGTACTCAGAGAGGCTTTTTTGTAGGCTTTCCGGCCAATCTGTAGGAATATAATATAGGTCCGATTTTATCTCTTTATATCGTGCCGATTCGGCATTAATTGAAACTCCTGTCCTATGCTTTAAGAACTGAATGTGTGTCGCTATATCAGATAAAACGCTAAAATGAATCGATGATTTTTCGAACGGTGTGTGGTGTTGATTTTTTGCAAGAAATTTTAGTAAGTTTGGAATCCTATTAAGATTGGCATAAACATCCGTACTAGTAGATTGCCATGCAGAATTAGCGTGAAGAATATCTCCACCATAATGTCCAATTAAAGAAACTTCATTTTTTCCTTGCACTAGAATCTTTTTCCAATATGGGTAAAATGATTATAATGGCACCCGATCTTTAAGGACTCCATCGTGAGGCAATCTAAATCTTCTTGTTTTACTTTTTTTGACATGTACAATGACTTTACTCCCATACAAAGAGCGCCTATTGCAACTTCCCTGCCGTGTCCAATAGCAAAAACTGGGCCAGAGTCGGCTGGACTTAAAGACGAATCAAAATATATCAACCCGATGGAATCTGAGTACAGTATCTCTATTCCCTTGGGTATCGAAACTACGATGTTTCTAATTTTTTGTCTGCTTTGATATCTCCATCTCTTGTTCAACTCTCTGTTACGTAGAATCTCTAGAAAATCCAACATTTCCTGAGATTCGGACTCTAGATCTACTACATTTTCTAGGGTCCCGACAGATCCTATACACGATCCATCCCTTCGAACTACTTTTTCTGCAGAGTCTATAATTCTAATTGACTCATTGAGAAAAAGTCCTTTATCGCTAAACATTGAAAAAAATCCATTGTATGATACGCCTACAACTAAGCTCACCTAGAACTCGCTTTCGCTTGGAATAGATGCGTTTTCCTTCTCTTTGACTCTGGAATTAATGCTTTCATTGAAAAGTACCCACGGATCGATCTTACACGAAAGGCATATCGCCATAATTTTTAAAAATCCAGGATCTCCTACTCTGGACATAATCGCCTGAATTCCTGCGGGAGTAATCGAAATGCCGCTATCTTGACACTTCTCGACTAGTTTAGATGATGGAACTCCTCCGATAGCTTGTTTTAGGTACTTTCCGTTAAATCTTGTCATTATTCTTTCTCCCTTAAGCTCAACTGAAATAAAATTAGATAACCGATAAGATCTAGAACATCGTTTTCGTTGTATACGTTTGTTTTATTGTTTTTAATTCTTGAAAGTTTATCATCGATCCTTGCGCTAAGACCGTCTTGAGCATTTCCTTTAGAAAATACATTAATTGGATTAAGTGCGCTGTTACCATAAGACTTATTTTTCTTTTTTAATGTACTGCGTATCTCGTTACAAATTTCATTGACATCTTTATTAAACTTTTTAATTTTCATTTTTAATTAGATTTTATGATTACGGCTTCCAAGATAGATAGGGCGTGCTCCACGACAGATAGGGCGTGCTCTCACTCCTCAGCTACCTTGTCGTGTCATTCACGATTATGCCCTACCTTCCATCTTGAAAATGCCACGACAGCCCTAGGACCATGCTCAAAGCATAGCACCGCCATGGCCCTGCGTCAACCGAGAAATTATGCGGCCATGAACTTTGTTTTTTATTACACATATTTCTACATAGACCGAACTCTTCCTAAATCGTTTTTTATTCCTAATCCGCTCATTCGTATATCTTCGATCATGAAACATAGCATGTTTTTTACCGGCTCCTTAGATTCAGGCCAGTATCTTTCACATAAATCCCAGACTTTATTCTGCCCATCCCGTTTTCCGACTCTCATTAAATATCCCCTGTCTAAAACGCTCGGGAATATCTCGAACATATTTGGATCTCTAGCCTTTCGTTTATCGGCCCTTGAGGTAATCGAAGTCGCTATATTGTATTCTTCCGCTGCCGTGACTCCAAGCCCCATAACATGCTTGTGCTCTGAATCGCTAAAAGCTCTCCACTTGCTACTCTGAACAAGCCTATATCCAAGTCCAAAATCACCAAGATAATTTATATGATTAACTCTAAATCCAATAATTCCAAAATCTGTAAAACCAGATTCATGTAGGAGAACAATATGCTTGTTAAGAACTTTTGCTACAATCGGATGAATTATATTTACCAAGAGTCCCATTCGGAATCATCCTCCGCGCTTACGTATTGACCATAACTATTCATTCCCAAAATTCCATTTCTACCAGGATCATCGTATTGTTGCTCTAAAAGTACCTTAGTTAGATCACTGTTGATGCTGCTTTCTGCATGTAAATACTCGTTAATTCCGGATCTCGCAAACCATGTGGACATTACAGTATCTTGTGTTGGATAAATTGGATATGCTAATAGTTCTTCAAGAACTAGACACATTCCGCATCCACGAACGTGCTCTCTCGAATCATCGTGTCCAGACTCTTTTAGCGACGGAAATACCCACGCCTGGTTTTGAAAATCAATGTCCATAGTTCTAATTCCAGAAACCGGATCATGCTTAGAAGCCTTCGTTGTTTGAAATGAAACAATTTTATGTCCATAACTAAATTTTTCTGGATATGCCCTAGACATATCAAGAAACATCTCCTGTTGAGCGTTTGATTCGATGATGAACGCTATGACATTATACGCCTGGTTTATTTGATTTAAAACTAATCCAAGATCTGGCGTTTTCCAATTTCCTATCTTACAATCTACTAACCATTTCTTTTTATCCTTAGGGTTTAATGATACCACAGTTATTGCATTTCCCTTCCTCTTGTTTGTACTTAAGTCTACTCCTACAATCGTTGGCCATTTTCCGTTTATGGAAAGTGAAGACGCTTGGTTCATTGTAATTGTTTTATTGAAGCAAGTTTCTACATATCCAAAGTACCTGTCAGATTTTGAATAGGGTCTCTGTCTGAACATTCGATTGAACTGAATTTCTCCACTTTTACTGTATTCTTGTCTAAGGCTTTCTGGAGTAAATGGATATGGAAGTTCAATAGTTCCACTTTTCAACACCGTACCAAGGTAAGAAACATCATATTCTAGACATTGAAAATCCTCTGAAACTCTTATCTCTAAAAATCTCCACTTTGCATTCAACATCAATTCTCCAGAAAGATCGTCTTCAGACCACCTTGTAGCAACCCAAATAGATCTTCCTTTTCTTCCTTGAAATAATCGAGACATCCACTGTCCTTCAAACTTAGATCTAGCGACATCTCTCATTGCTGCAGAAAGAATTGAACTTTTGTCATCAATCGCATCGTCGAATATTTCAAGATGACATCTTCCACCCATTGCGGAGGCAGTCATTCCATATGCCTCAACCGTTCCGTCAATAGAACCAGTAGATCTCTCTACCGTTATTCTTGTTTTTTTCCATGCTTCCTCGGATCTGTGTCTAGCGATTGCAGGACGAACACGATGTCCCCAGATTCTCTTGAAATTTTGGCTGTACATGATAATTTTCCCCAACTGTTCACATCTTTTTTGTGCAGTTTCTACAGTTGCAGAAATAATTTTTACAAGTAAGTTTTGATTCTTGCAAATTTCAAATAATGGGCGTATTTGGCTTAGCTGGACCGTATTATGCGTAACAAGATATGAGCGTCCAATTCTATAAGATGCATCCGGAGAGTCAACGCTGATGCAACGAACTGGAATAGATTCTATTTTTTGAATGTTTACAACGCTTATTGATCGAGTATGCACCCTTGTCTTGTCTTTTGGCACCTCCAGTAGTGCATCTTCTTGTCTTTTTCGTTTTCTTCTTAGACTGAATACTGGCTCGTTCGGAGTAAAGGTTACTCTATAACGATCTGCTGCCTTAGTTTTGCCTCTCCTTGGTTCTCCACATCTAATTCCAAGAGATCGGACTAATTCCACTACATTTTTTGCTAAACGCTCATATTTAGTGCAAAATTCTACCCTAAGCCCGTTTGTGGATCCATCTGTGTCTAGAAGTCCGGCAAGCAAGTTTTTACGTTGTTCAATGCTTCCGAGCAGGTATTCGTCAGGGATAAATTTAGTCCTGTTAGGCCACAGCAATCCAAGATCTTTTAATCTAGATCGGAGAGATGTTTTGCCATATATATTATTCTTCTGACCTAGCGAACATGACATGACATGGGGCTTTCTTTTATCTGGACGTGGAGAATGTCCTCCTTCAATTTTTACACATCTATTTTGATCGCCATCTCCAATCCATACACCGAGAACATATGGGTCAACTATATAATTTTTAGGTTTATAGTCTATTGGACCACCAACTGGAATTCTCCAACGAAAATCTCTGTTCGGTTTTCTATTTAGAAGAACTCCTCTTTTTAACATTTCTTCCGTTGTTACTGTTCTCAATCCTCTATCTGAAACTTTAATTTTTCTAGACTTATATCTGTTTCGCAGGTCGTCTGCTGTCCAAACAAGCCATCTATGATCAGCGTCTGCCCTTACAGATGTTCCGTCCGAGAAGCTTAATTCATAAATCTTTCTATTTAACTGAGTTTCGCTTGTCCAGGTAACCGAACATGGATTTCCACAAAGATCAAAAACAGTATCTCCGGTTTTTAAATCTCCCATTCTTTTAAATCCGTATACTGTAGGGACTTCTGTATCGATGGCTAACGATTTTCCGCTACCAACTGGTGCCAAAATTCCTGCATAAAGATCGTCCATCCAGCAGGCATCTACGTGATCCTGTATTAACCTATCGAAAGCTCTAGTTTTTATTGGTTTTCCATCATCGTCTAAAAATACAGACTCCTGAAAATTATATAAATTACCCCTTGCCATTAAATCTTTTGCCCAGAGACTAGTTAGTTTATAGTCTTCTGGGGAGCGGATCTTCAGCGCATCTAATTCAGTTTTCAATGCTGTTTCTTTTAGTGGTTCTCCAGTTGCAATGCTCTGTAAAATAGAGTTGAGCCTATTGTCTATCGTAGAAAATGGATAATGGTCAATTGGCGCCCTACTATTAATTTCAGAAGATTTTCTATGCATTATAGTCAATTATATCACAGAAGGCAGACGAATGAAGGAAGAAACGATAGGCGGAATGGACCAAAAGATACTTCAATTAAGCTACGACGAATTATATAGTGCTGTAAAGGACGAAGTTGACTTTTGGGTAAATAGAAGTACACAGGCAGAAAAATATCTCCCGAAGATCGATACCACTGGAGAGTATGACAGAACAAGGCTAATCGTTGCCTCTAGGAATGCCTATAGATTAAATCCAATTGCTAGACAGGCAGTTGAAGCTACGGTTTCTCATATCGTAGGCTCTGGAATAAGATTTAGGGTTGTAGATAGAGATAGCGAAACAAAAAAGTATTTTAATGAGTTTTGTAAGGAAACGAGGTTTCAATTTAGATGTGAGGAAGCCATAAGAAGAACTCTTGTAGATGGAACTTGCCTTCTAAGATGGTTTGATTTTGGAAAAAACAAACTGAAACCAGCGATAAGATTTCTTGAGCCTCTTAGAATAAAGAATGTAGAAACAGATCCTGAGGATGTTGAGGTTCTAAGAAAAATAGAGTACGACAGTGATGACTCTGGGGTCAATTTATATAAAATAAATGGAAAAGATGTTGATGTTATTAAGCTTTTTGCTGATAGTGACAATATTTTTGGATTCTCGTGTTTAGAGCCAGTTCTTAAAAGGCTTGCTCAGTACGAGCAGTGGGTCCTAGGGAGAGTTCTTTTGAATCATGCGAAGTCTGGGTACTATATCGTAAGAAAGGTTCTTGGAAACTCGGGGAAGGTGCAGTCTGTCATAGACCAAACAATTAAGAGCACTAGGTCTGGAATGGCTCAGGCTGCAAAACTACCACCTCCTGGAAGCATGTTAACAGCATCAGAGGACGTTGAATATCAACCACTCAGCATCGACATAGATGCAAAAGATGTTTCTGAGGATGGAGTTAGGATGTTGAAAGACATTGCTTCTGGCATTGGAATGCCATTCTCTATCCTTGGTTCCGATGCTGGTGGTGGAAACAGAGCGGGCTCTACAGTATCTGAAGAAGGACCATGGATTAAGAAAATTCTCTATTTTCAAGGAATTTTTGGACCAGTCTTTGAGAGAATGGGAGAAAAGGTCATTAAAAATGCTGTAGACACCGGACAGTTAAAAAAGAAAAGTTTCACCGTCATAATGAGACCAGAAGCTGAATCTGCGATTGCTCAGTTAGAGGAATATGTCAGAATAGGTAAGGGAGATGATAGAAGAATAGCCAGAGCAAGAGCAGACATTCTTGGTGTTAGATCTTCCATTGGATCCTACGAAAAAAAGAAGATTGATCGAATTACAGATATCGTAACGATGTGGCCAGAACCAGTTCAGAGAGACATGTTAAAAACAACTCAATCCCTAGAAGTTATGGATAGACTTGGAATAGCATCGAAACAAACTATAGCTGGGTTTGTTGATCTTAATTATGACGAGGAAAGAGAAATGATTGCGAACGAGAGAATCCCGGACATAACAAGCGATTCTCCAATGTTGAAGATGGATTTTTCATTAACGATGCCAGAAGAGCAATACGTTGACAAGGAAACTAAGGACGGAGATACGAAAAATTCGGACAAGTTCTTCGAAGGTGGAGACGGACAACAGATGAAGTCTGAGAGCAAGAGGCTATAAATGATTGAAATAAAAATATTCCAAAACGGAAACCCAATTGAGATTGATGTTGAAAAGGACTTTGCGTCTGATATATATCTAGTTATACAAAGAATGGCTAAGTATAGAAATATAGATATTGGAATTACTGCGGACACCCTTGAGCCAGTTCTTCCGCCAGAGCTTCCGGTGCCAGTAAAACAATCTACTCGCAGCGACGAAGATCATTCTGTTCCTTTCGAAGACGAGGATATTCTAAATTACTTCTATATAAACCATAATTTAAATGATAATGAAATCGGGGCAACAGTTTCTTCGAGGATGGAGCAAAGCGAATCCGGTTGGAATCTTGTATCGAATAAAACGAAAAGAGTTTTAAAGAAGTTTATAGAGAAGCCGACTCCATCGAGCCCGGGAGGAAAGTAATGAACGTAGGATATTCTAGGATTAAAGACAAACTTAGTGGATCTCGTTGGAGGGTTTCCGTACTTTCTTCCGGAGTATCTAAAACTGGAGATCTTTGGCCGGCCAGAGTTTTACAGGAAGCAACTCCTCTATTTGATAACTGTAATGTACATGCGTATTCCATTCGTGGCCTACTAGATCATACCTCAAACGATGTGGCTGAGAAATTTCCTGGTGGATTATTTATGAATTGTATAGGATATCTAAAGGATCCTGTATTTACAAAAGTTGATGAGGATAGCGGATATATCGAAGCCGATCTTCATATCAAGGAAAAAGAGATACAAAAAAAGCTGTCAGACTTATGGGACGAGAGGGTAAAGAATCCATCAGTGATGCCAGGATTGTCTGTAGATGTTTCTACCATTAGCTCTCCTACTAAGGGAGGCAGGATTAATAGTGTAGTTAGGAAGATTTTGGCAGTTAGAAGCACCGATGTGGTTTCTAAGCCTGCAAGTAATGCATTCTTTCTTAGAAAGGTTGCTTCGGAACACGGAGATACTGAATCAAAGGAAAAGATAACATCCGGCATGTTTTTAACTTTATTATCCTATCTAAACCAAAGTTTAATAGGCAACCAATATAATGGTATCAATGAAATAGCAACTGCATTAGCAGGTGAAATCGAATCGTATAGGTTCGAGAGCTACGAAGGTCGCTTATTTCGAAATGTGTTATCAGCTGCAGCAAAAGCCTTACGAAGTGGCGAGTACGATGATGCTGCAGAAATAATTGATTTCGCAATGTTTCAAGCAAACCATGAGGAAGATGAAAATATGAAAATTGAGACAGTTGAACAACTAAAGCAGGAATATCCAGACCTTCTTAAAAAGGCTCTCGACGAAGTTCTTGAGCTAAAAGTTACTGAGATTAGAGTCGTTCAGAGTCAGAACGATGAATTGACTAAATCTGTTTCGAAAATGAACGAGGTCGTAGGTGAAAATGAAAAACTAAAGACCAACATCGCAGATGTGACTTCTAAGTTTGACAGCTTCAAACTTGAGGTTGCGGTTGATAGGCTTGTCCAGTCGGATAGTTGTCTATCAGAATGCGATAAGGTCGCGAATGGTTCTATTAGAAATAGACTTCTACAGTCTGCACAGTCAGATTGGGACAAGATTGTCAACGAATACAGAGCGATAGCAACTTTAAAGACCAAAGAGGTAGTTAAGGAAACTGTTGAGGATGTAGAAAAAAGAACTGTTCAGGGACTAGGAAAAGAGAAGGCAGCCCCAGTAGTAGAGGAAGATACAACCGCTCAGCTAAAGGCTTTCTTGGAAATGCCAGCATTTCGTAGCGCAGTAAAAAACTAACAAACACTTAGGGAGATAAAGACATATGGCACAAATTAAGAGTCCAGAAACACTAAAGTCAGCAAGGAACGCATTCTATACTCCTGCTAACTCTACTGCGCTCAAGAGCGGCGATGCGGTAATGATCGATTCTAGCGGTAGACTAGTTTTACTAGCGGCTACTGCCTGGGGAAGAGATCGATTCGTTGGTTTCTTAGAGGAAGAGTGGAGTCAGGATATTGCTTATCAGAAGTTTGGAACTAGCTCGGCTTATACGACTCCAGCATCCTATAACGTAAAACTTCGCGTCGTAGGTGGTGGAACTGTCGTAAGCATTGCACTCTCACAAACTGCAGGCGATTCCAGTGATACGGTTTTCGCATCGACTCTAACAAGTGGAGCCCAAATCTTTACTCTCACTAAGCCAGCTTCTGCTGGAACTGTTGTTGAGGTTGGTCAGCTAGAGAGAGATTATACTGGAGCGACTGCAAACGATACTCAGTATGTTGTTGTTCGTAGCTGTTTCAGGGAAGATTTCGAAAGTGATATTGATTTCTACCTAAATAACCACGTTACTCAAGGACTTATTGTTGAGTTCAACACTACCTCTAAAGTTGCCTATTCTAAGGGTATAGCGATTGTTGGTGGAGCAGCCTTCGAGGTTGCTGCAGCTACCGGACTGGCTCTAGTCTGTGTTTCCCATTTAAGTAAGTGCAGAAACGTTCTTTACTATATCGGTCTTGGGGGAACTGCAAGATTAAAGGATACTGGAAACGTTAGGTTTACTCTAACATCTGCAGGTACTAACTCTGTAACGATTGCAAAGAATTCTGCATTCTGGCCAA